GCCCCGTCCTTCAGCCCTCCGCGGACAACCCGCTGGCTGATGTCGATACCGAGGAAGCGCTCCAGGCCAAGATCAAGTCCGCGCAGGAAGTCCGCCGCTGGGCGCTCCGTAATACGGACGGCGCCACAGTCAAACGACCAGACGGCACCGAGGTCTACGTCGATTCTGACGAGGTAAAAAACTACCTTATCAAGGCAGACGATGTACTCACGACTTACGCCCCTGCGCGCCAGCAATGGCTTGCGCAACGCCAGCCGGCAGTCAATGCCGCCAAGTCGTTATTCCCCGACATCTTCACCAAAGGCACCGCGCTCAACACGGCCTACCAAGCGACCGTGAAGCAAGCGCCCGAGCTGCTCAAGCTGCCCCAAGTCGAATACTGGGTCGGCCTCGCCCTCTACGGCGAACAGCAGCTCATGCAACGGCAAGAAGCCCAAAAGGCCAAAGCCAGCGCCGCCAAAAAGGTCTCGTCAGCAAAATCAGAAGCCAAACTTCCCACACCTGCATCCCCGGTTAGCGCAGCCAAATCTGCCACCAAGACAAGCAGCAAAGACGCTGCAAAACGACTCTACGAACGAGGCGACCGCCAGTCGCTGGAAGCCTTCGCCGAGAGTCTTCTGAGCTAACCCAAAAACAGAAAGAACCAATCATCATGCCTACTGGATCTATTTTCCCAGTGACAGGTCAACGTGAAGACCTGAGCGACGTAATCACAATCGTCGATGCAAAAAACACGCCCTTCGTTTCGGCCGCCCGCAAAGGCTCCGACATCACCAACGCCGGAGTCTACAGCTTCCAGGCCGACAAATATAACGACCCGTCCTTCGACGGCGTCCTGAGCAATCAAGACGTTTCCGCGTTCGACGATCCGGCCAAAAACCGCGCCCTCCTGAGCGCCCGCGGGCAGATGTTCCGCCGTGCCGTTAAGGTGGACACGTTCGTCCAAGAGGCCAGCGACATCGCCGGCATCGGCCGCAAGAAGCAACTCGCCGTCGGCGTCTCCAAGGCTCTCTTGGAGACCAAGCGCGACATGGAAAGTGCCTTCTGCTCCGACCGCGAAAGCCAAGAGCAGAGCGGCAACAACCCGTATCGCACCCGCGGCCTGTTCCGCTGGATCGACACGGCTGCGCAGAGCGACCTCCCGGTTCCTGCCGCCTACCGCACCCCGACCGCCAGCGTTGACACCAACGCCGCTCCGACCGAGTCCCAAGTGCAGACGCTCTTGCAGAGCATCTACAGCCAGACCGGCCAGATCGACGACATGGTGCTCCTCTGCGGACCTTCGCTGAAGCGCTCCTTCACCGAATACACCCGCTTCAGCACCGGCACGACCGCGAATGCCTTGAGCATCCGCACGTTCAGCACGTCCGCCGATTCCAAAAAGATCGTGTCGGCCGTGAATGTGTTTGAAGGCGACTTCGGCACGCTCCGTCTGTTGCCCTCGCTGTATCTGCGTCAGAACAACTCCAGCGACACGGCGAAAAACTCGTCCGGTCTGGTGCTCAACATGGACCAGTGCGAAGTCCGCTTCGCCAAGCGTCCGGCCATGCGTGAGCTTCCTGACCTCGGCGGCGGCCCTCGCGCGCTGATCGATGCTATCGCTTCGGTCACCTGCTTGGCCCCGCAGTCGCAGGGCAAGTTCACCGCCAACGTGGCGCTCGCAGCCTAATCATCAACCAAGGAAACAACTGAAATGAAACTCTACGAGCTTCCCGCAGAAACTAAGGCAGCAACCGGGTTCACCCATCGGGCTACAATCGATCATACCGATCTCACCCAAGGAACTGACAACACCGCCCAAGACGTTAAAATTATTACCGTCCCGGCGAAGAGCCTCGTCACCCGCGTGGCGATGCACTTGGTCACTCCGTTCCAAAAGACCGGAACGTCGGCCTACAATACGAACGCGCTCATCATCGGTGACAGCGGCGACACAGATCGCTGGCTGACCACGACTGAGGTGAACGTGAACGGCACCGAGATTCTGGCAAAAGCCCAGCCCTCGACCATCCCGCACGCCTACGTCACGGCAACAGACATCAATGCGAACTTCGCTTCGATGGCCAGCTATGACCTTGCGGAGCTGGACGCCGGCGAAGTTGAAGTCTTCTTCAGCCTCGTCCCGCTGGTTGACTACTAAGACCGGATCTTAACACACTGCCGTCCGCACTGCGTAGCGGGTCGGACGGCAGAAGTTAGGATGGCCGACTCACTCTGGACCGGCATCGCCAACGACCTGGGCGATGAGATGGCCCACCTCGTAAAAGAGGAACTCCTCACAGGTTGGAACGTCAAGGCCGTCATGGCTGGCCTTGAGCAGCAGCGCATCGCGCAGGCCAACGAGCGCCTCGAGCAATGCGCTGTTGAAGGCATCGGCCAGCACACCATGAGCATCGACGCCGATGTCTACTGGGCTTGGGAAAAAACCGAACCCGGGTGCTGGGCCGACAAGGGCTGGCGCGATGACTTCAAAAAACGCCACCCCGAGACCGCCGTCCACTACACCCCGCGCCGCACCACGGTGCTTGTCCCTTAAATGATCAAAGCACCCGACCGCGAAAAAATCTCCGAAATCCTCTCGGACATCGATGAAGCCGACGCCGATGGCAGCGGCTACGTCCAGCGAAAATTAAGGAACTGGAACACCCGCTTCTGCATCTGGGCCGGCCAGACCGACGACGGCCGCAAACACCAAGAGGCTCTCGGCAAGCGCCCGTTTCCTTGGGACAAGTCCCTTGATTCGCGCGTGCGCATGGCCGACACCATCGTCCGCGACCACGTTGCCATGCTGACCAACGCCTTCTTCAAGGCGCGCGTCCAGGTCCAGCCCGTCGAGTCCATGGACATCGACAAGCGCAGCGCCGCGGAGTCTGTCCTCAAGTGGCTCCTCTTCCAGCACGTCTTGGATGACCTTCGGCGCGAAGTGCAGCTCGCCGCCAACTTCCGCGAGACCTACGGCCTCGCCGTCATGGCCGTCGATTGGATCAAGACCACCCGCACCGAGATCAAGAGCTTCTCCATGGAAGACGCCATGATGATGCTGCAAGAGTCCCAAGACCCAAACCTGCAAGCTCTCCTCGAGGTCGTCCTTGACCCAGAGCAGGAAGAACTCGCCGCCCAGCTCATGGGCGAAGTCATCCCGGAGCTTGGCACCACCGCCAAAGTCCGACAGTTCCGCGAAAAAGGCTTCGTTGAATGGGAGCAGCCCTACGTTTTTGAAAGCCGGCCCCAGTGGACCGCGCTCGAGCCTTGGGAAGACATCATCTTCCCCGCCCAGACCTACTCATTACAGCGTGCCGCGTTCGTTGCCCGACGCGAGCTAATGACCGAACCGGAGTTGCGCGAACGTGCCGCTGTAGAGGGCTGGGACGACAAATGGGTCGAGCAAGTCGTCGAGAAGAAAGGCGACATCCGCCGCATCTCACTGAACCTCCACCGCAGCGACCAGTTCCTCTACGACCACCAGCGCGACATGATCGAGATCTGGCACGTCTACCGCAAGGAACACGACGACCGCACCAAAGCGATGCGCGTCACCCGCACCGTCCTCAGCTACCACGTCCCGGATCGCACCGCCGTCCACGACATTTTACCCTACGCCCACGCGCTCTATCCCTTCGTCGAGCTGCCCCGCGAACGCGCCTCACGCCCCATCTTGGAGTCCCGCGGCGTGCCGGAGATCGTCCAGACCGCCCAGGAAGAAGTCAAAATCCAACGCGACATGCGAGGCGACCGCGCCAGCATCGTCACCTTGCCCCCGCTCAAAACCCCCGCCGCGCGCGGCAAGATGGACCTCATCATGGGACCGGGCGTCCAGATCCCCGAGCGCCGCCCCGGCGAAATCTCCTGGATGAACCCGCCGCAGCCCGACGCCGGCAGCATCGAAGTCGAAATGTCCATCCGAAACGACGTGGACAACTACTTCGGCCGCATCAGCGAAGCCGTCCCGCCGCAACGCTACATGCTGCACACCCAGGAGCTGGTCGATAGCTGGCTTCTTGATATGAAGCTTTGCCTCGTCCAGACGCTCGCCCTCTGCCAGCAGTATATGACCGCGGAAGAAGTCGCCCGCGTCACCGGCAACCCCAATCTCCCACTCACTGCCAGCCCGGCCGACATCCGCGGACGCTTTGATGTGACCTGCGAGTTCGACGCCCGGTTGCTCGACTCCGAAGCCCTCGGAGCCAAATTAGACTACCTCGCCAAGGTGCTCGTTCCCTTGGACAGCTTCGGCGTTATCGATCGAGTCGGCTTGGTCCAATATATGATGCAGGCAGTAGACCCAAATCTCGCCGGCATATTAATCAAGGATATCGGCGCCGCTACCCAGGCCGAGCAAGAAGACGAGCAAGGCGCCTTCGCAAAAATCGCCGCCGGCACAGAACCGCCATTGAAAGAAGGCGGCCAAAACGCGCAGGTAAGACTGCAAACCTTGCAGCAAATCATTCAGAGCAATCCCGCCGTCCAGCAGCGGTATCAGCAGGACGAAATCTTCCGCAAGATGATCGACGCGAGAGCACAAGCCTTCCAATTCCAGCTCCAGCAGCAACAAAACGCCGTCATCGGCCGCACCGGCGCCCAGCCCGCGCTGCAAAAGATGGCGCAGGAGCAGCAACTCGGCATGACCGCCGCTCCTTCCGCTTAATGCCCCTGCCGCCAGCCGAGTCTGCGAGACAGGTCGCCGCGGCGACCAACTGATACTGCCAACTGACCACTGCCAACTTCCCCATCCCATGCATCCCAACGTCTCAGTTAGAAACATCGCCGGACTAAACATCCCGCAGCACAACGCGGTTGAGCTGAATTACGTCAGCACGACAAACAATCTCTCCACGGTGGTCTACAAGGAGGGCAGCCAGACAGTCGCCACGCTCACCTTCACCTATGTCGGCGGCACGCCGTCCTCGGACGACGCCCGCATCGCCACCGTCATCCGCTCTTAAATTTCAAATTTCTGACCTCCGGCTCTCGTCACTCGTCACAAGTCACTCGTCACTTCCTCCAATGGCCTTCGCTTTCAATCCGCTGACCGGCAACTTCGACCTCAAGGGGTCCGGCGGCGGCGGAGGCGCGTCCTACATCGACGGAGAAGTCGCCACCTACACCGATCTCCCCTTGGACGGATCGGCCGCCCTGAACACCGCCTGGCTCGTCCGCGAAGCCAGCGGCACCTGGTTGATCGCCCGCAAACCCGCCGGCATTTATATCCGCACGGCCACGGCAGGAGTCAGCCGCGACGCCGACTACACCTACGCCGGCATCCTCCCCGACGTCTTCAACGACGCCAACTTCCTCCTCTACGACAACGGCGACAGCTCCAAAAATTTAGCCTTCCAACTTTCCGGCATTACCACCGGCACCACCCGCACGCTGACCGTGCCGGACGCCTCCGGCACCATCGCCCTCACATCCCAGCTCGTAGACACCCGCATCTACACGTCCAACGACACTTGGAACAAACCCACCGGAGCCAGACTCGTCCACTACCTCTTGATCGGCGGCGGCGGCGGCGGCGGCGCGGGCCGCAGGGGCGCGACCAGCACTTGGCGCGGCGGCGGCTCCGGCGGCTCTGCTGGCGGCTTAACGGTCGGATGGATCGACGCCAGTGCCCTATCTAATAGCGTCACTGTCACCGTCGGCACCGGCGGGTCCGGCGGCGGTGACTCCGCGGATGACACCAACGGCGCTCCTGGTTCCAACGGCGGCGACTCCTCATTCGGTAGCGACATCAAGGCTTACCGCGGCAACGCGGGGGGCGGCGGCATCGACTCCGGCGGCAGCACCAGTGTTGTCGGCGGCGCTGCCACGGCCAACTCAACTTTGATTTACGGCACTACGCTGGCCCTCGGCGGTGGCGGCCTGGTTGGTGGTAATTTGGCCACAGTTGCCGGAGCGACCACTCTCGCTTCTCCCACCGGCGGCGGCGGCGGCGGCGGTCTTCTAAATAACAACGCCAATAGCAACAGCGCCGCAGGCGGATCAGTGGGCCAAACCAATACCGGCCTTGTCACCGGCGGCGCAGGAGTGACCTCGACAAGCGGCGGGACGGGTGGCAACGGCGCAACTTGGACAAATTTTATCGGCACCGGCGGCGGCGGCGGGCGCTCTGCTGACACCGGCGACGTGCCATTTGCAGGCGGCAACGGCGGCCTCTACGGCGGCGGCGGCGGCGGCGGATCGGGAGGACTCAACGCTTCCGGCGGCACCACCGCAGGCGGCAACGGCGCGGCGGGCATCGTTGTCATAACCACTTACTTCTAACCATGACCGAGCAATACGCCATCCTCGATCAAGCCAACGGGCACCTCGTCAACGTCGTCCTCTGGGACGGCGACACCGGCAAGTGGCAACCGCCCACCGGAACGTCTGCCGTCCGCTTGGCCGACATCGACCTCGCCACGCTCCCGGTCGCACCCGCGCCCGAACTTCCGGCCGTCACCGCCGAAGAATTCCTCGCGTCCGTCGGCCTCGCCGGCGACCGCCAGCCCACGCTCCTTTACTTGCGCCTCAACCTCCAAGCCGCAGGCAAGACCAGCCCCGAACTCGACCAGCTCGAAGCCTACCTCAGCGGAATCCTCAGCATCTTCGCCGCCGATCCATCGCCCCGCTCCGACTGGCCACAACCCCCCGTGTCCTTCGAGACCGCCGTCCAAAGCGCCATGCAAACTCTTAAACCCTTAGTGCCTTAGTGTCCCCGTGAGAACCGTCACCCTACAAAGCATCCTCTTGAGAGCCTGGCAGAGAGTCGGCAACGACGCCTCTGCGTTGGCAAATATTCCCTCCGGTGCGCAGACGATGTTGGTCGCGTCGGCGAACGACGCCATCGAGCAATGCTGGACCTGGGCCGATTGGCCCGAGCTCTGCCGCATCGAAGAGCGCACCATCCAGGGCAACGCAACCACCGGCTACTACATCGACTACGAACAGTCCGGCGAAACGGCGATGGGCGAAGTCTTCCAGATCACTCGGGACAACCCGAACAAAACCGCCTCACCGAGAGAACTCCAATACAGCCTCCTCGGCGACAGCATCCGCTTCCCCGACGACACCGACATCCCCACCACCGCCTGGGTGAGATACCGCCTACGCCCCGACACCTACACGACGAGCAACCTCTCGGCCACCGTCCCCGCCGTCCTAAGCAAAGCCGTCGGCTACTACCTCACCGCGAGCCTCCTCGAAGAAGACGGCCAGCTCACGAAATCAACCCTCATGGAAGAAAAAGCCATGAACGAACTAGTGACCGAACGCGACAAATTCTACTTCCAACAAAACCAACCCCAAGCCTGGTCCGCCCGGATCGGACATTACTGACGACTGACTACTGCCAACCGCCAACTTTCACACCTTCCCACCTTCCAACCTTCACACTCCTAAAAATCATGCACCCTAACGTAAGAACAACCAACCGCCAGAACGGCAGCGTCCTCATCGCCAACACGACCCAAGTGACCGGCGAATTCGTCAGCATCGACAGCCTGGACAACGCCACCAAATTCGAAGTCCTCA